CAAGCTGGTTGTAGATCGCGATCCCGTCGAAGACCTCGCCACCGGGCGAGTTCACGCGGACGGTGACGCGCTGACCGGTCAGCCCCGCCAGGGCCGTGGCCACGTCCGAGGCGCTGACGCCCCAGAACCCGATCTCGTCGTAGAGCCACAACTCGGCTCCGGTGGCGTTGCGCACCACCTTGACGTTTTCCCTGGTCAGAGCCCGGGCGTAGGTGAACGGTGCTCGCACGCTTTGACGATAGCCTACAAAGATCCGACCTTGACATCGTCAGGAGTTGCTAAGCGCGTCGCTGATGGGAGGACCACCCGCGATGACGACGCCGCGCAAGACCCCCAGCCCCGCGAAGAGGACCACGAGCAAGGCGAAGACCCCGGCCCGGCCAGCCCGGACGGCGGCCGCCGCACGCGCGCAGGTCGCCACCCGGCTCGGCTTCAAGCCCGTCGTCGAGGCGACCCTGGCCGCCACCCCGCTCGGCCCCGGCGACGCCGCGGCCGCGCACCTCGCCCGCGCGCTCGCCGCGGCGATCGACCGGCCCCGCACCGTCGCCGACCGCGACGACGCCCTGCACCGCCACGGGCCCAAGCTGCTCGAGGTGCTCCGCGAGATCGGCGCCACCCCGGCGTCCCGCCACCGGCTCCTCGGCAGCCCCCGCCGCGACGACGAGCACACCACCGCGCCGCCCCCGCCGCCGCCGGCCGACCAGACGCCCGGGCTGACCGCCCTGCGCCAGGCACATGGCCGGTGAGCGGCTCCTCGGCAGCGTCGAGCCGCGCCTGTTCACCCCGCCGCTGCGGCCGCTGAACCGCGAGACGTCCCGCGGGTTCGCCGCCATCGACTTCGCCCGGTACGCCGGCACCCCGTTCCTGCCCTGGCAGGAGTGGCTCGCCGTGCACGCCCTGGAGACGACCCCCGACGGCCGCTACCGGTTCCGCGTCGTCCTCGTGGTCGTAGCCAGACAGAACGGGAAGAGCACCTGGAAGCGCGGCATCACCCTGTTCCGGATGTACCTCGACGGCGCCCGCCTCGTCGCCGGCCTGGCGCAGGAGCTCTCCACCGCGAACGACCAGTGGCAGATGTGCGTCGACACGATCCAAGCCCACCCCGAGCTCTCCCTCGAGCTGCAGTCGCTCAAGACCGGCAACAGCGGCAAGGTGCTCCAGCTGACGAACGGCGCCACCTACCTGACGAAGGCCTCGAACCGGCGGGCCGCGCGAGGCCTCGCGAGCGTCGCCGAGGTCAACTTCGACGAGCTGCGCGAACAGACCGCCTGGGGCACCTGGGCCGCCGTCTCCAAGACGACCACCGCCAACCCGCTCGGCATGCTCGTCGCGATGAGCAACGCCGGCGACCTGTCGTCCGTCGTCCTCAACCAGCTGCGCGCCGCCGCGCTCGCCGAGCTCGACCCGTCCGTCGGGATCTTCGAGTGGTCCGCCCCCGAGGGCTGCGACCTCGACGACCGCGACGCATGGGCGCAGGCCAACCCCTCGCTCGGGCACACCGTCAGCGAGGACGCCATCCGGACGTCGCTGGCCACCGACCCCGTCACCATCTTCCGGACCGAGGTGCTCTGCCAGGGCGTCGACGCCCTGGAGGACGTCGTGGACAAGGGCGGCTGGGAGGCCGGGAAGGACGCCGCCGGCCGCCTGTCCGACGTCGACCGCGACCGGCTCGCCGTGTGCTTCGACTCCGCCGAGAACGGCGCGCACGCCACCCTCGCCGGCGCGGCCGTCATGCCCGACGGCCGGGTCCGGACAGCGATCATCCGCGCCTGGAAGAGCGCCGAGGTCGCGCGCGTCGAGCTGCCCGCCGTGCTCGAGGAGCTCGGCGCCGGGATCGAGGCCTGGTTCCCGAACGGCCCGGGCGCCGAGCTGCGGCACGTCTTCGAGCGCCGCGCCGCCGCCGGCGCCAACGTGCTGCCGCTCGCCGGGTCGAAACAGTCCGCCGCCTGCCAGGGCCTCGTCGGCATCGTCCGCGCCCGCCGCCTCCTGCACCCCGGTGACCCGCTGCAGACCGCGCACGTCCTCGCCGTCCGGAAGATCCCCACCGGCGACGGGTTCCGCTTCGTCCGGCTGGCCCCGAACGCGCGCGGCACCGCCCCGACGCCGTCCGCGGACACCGCCGCCACCGCGCTCGCCCCGGCCGACGGCGCCTACGCCACCGCCGGCGCCGTCTACGCCGCCCAGGTCATGCCCGAGCCGAAGCGCTCCGGCATCCGCGTGATGTGACCGCCCAGCCGAGCACCCCAGCCCCGGAGGACCGATGACCGCCCTGCCCCCCGACATCCGCCCCACCCGGCTGCGCCGTCTCCGGGTCCGGCTCGCCGACAGCCGCTACCGGTGGGCACGCCGCCGAGCACGAGCCGCAGCCCGGATCTTCCGCCGCGGCACACTGTCGATCGTGGGACTCGCCTGCCTCGCGGCCGCCGCCTACACCGTCAGCCTGACCGCCGGCCTCGCCGCAACCGGTGTCGCCGCCCTCCTCGCCGATTGGAGAGTCGTGGAGTGAAGAGCCTGCTCGACACCCGACCCCGCAACGCCAGCCCCGTCCCGCTCGTCGGCCGCGCAGCGACCTGGGCCACCCGGTTCGTCAACCGCACCGACACCCGCGCGCAGCTCGCCACCTACGAAGCCGTCTCCACCCTGCACGCCATCGTCGAGAAGATCGCCACCGCGACCGCCGGCGTCCGCTGGTGCCTCTACAAGTACCCGAAGAGCGGCGACCCCGAGGGCCGCAAGGAGATCACCCGCCACCCCGCCCTCGACCTGTGGAACCGGCCCAACCCCTTCCAGACCCGGATGGCGTTCGTCGAGGCCTTCATGCAGCACCTCGAGCTCGCCGGCGAGGCCGACTGGGTCGTCAGCCGCGTCGCCGGCACCACCATCCCCGCCGAGCTGTGGCTGGTCCGCCCCGACCGGATGACGCCGGCCGCGCACCCCACCGAGTTCCTGACCGGCTGGGTCTACACCGCCCCCGACGGCGAGACCGTGCCCCTCGACAAGGACGAGGTCGTCCAGCTCAAGACCCCGAACCCGCTGGACCCGTACCGCGGCCTGTCCCCCGTCTCCGCCGCCATGGTCGACCTGGAGGCCTGGCAGCTCGCCGCCCAGTGGAACCTCAACTTCTTCCACAACTCCGCCCAGCCCGGCGGCATCATCGAGGTCCCCAACCGGCTGACCGACGAGCAGTTCAACGAGATGCGCGACCGGTGGCGCGAGCAGCACCAGGGCGTCCAGAACGCGCACCGCGCGGCCATCCTCGAGAACGCCAAGTACGTCCCCAACGGCTACTCGATGAAGGACATGGACTTCGTGGCGCTCCGCGGCCTGTCCAGCGAGATCATCCGCGAGGCCTACGGCTTCCCCAAGCCGATGCTCGGCGGCACCGAGGACGTCAACAAGGCCGCGGCCTGGGCCGCCCAGGTCATCTTCGCCCGCTGGCTGATCAAGCCCCGCCTCGAGCGGATCCGCGAGGCCCTCAACACCCAGGTGCTCCCGCTCTACGGCAGTCTCGGCGACCGCCTGTGCTTCGAGTTCGAGAACCCGATCCCGGAGGACCGCGAGGACGACGACCGCGAGCGCACCTCCATCAGCACCGCGGTGTCCCAGCTCGTCACCGCCGGCGCCTACCTGCCCGACGTCCTCGCCGCCTACGGCCTGCCGGCCATCCGCCTCAAGGACGAGGTCGTCCCGCCGACCCCCGAACCGGCCGCCGACCCCGACCAGCCGACCGAGCCCGACCCCGGCGACCCCAGCGAGGGCACCGAACCGCCCGAGCAGGGCGACGGCCAGGGCGACGACGGCGAGACCGAGGGCCCCGAGGACGTCCGAGAGATGCTCCGCACCGCACGACGAGCAGCCGCCCGGCTCCGCTAGCATCACCGGCACGAGCTACCCGCGTGATGGAGCCGGAGTCACGCCCGGCCGAAGGGCCCCGACCACCCAGGTCGGGGCCCTTCGTCATGCCCGAAACCCCTTGCAGGACAACGGATCGAGGCCCGCGAAACCCGTTGCGGCACAACGGATCCCGATCCGAGCCCGATCCGGGAATCCGCAAGACCCGAAACCGCGAAAAACGTTGCGAGACAACGGGTTTCAGCCCCCGAAACCCGTTGCAACGCAACG